AGATCGTCACCAAAGGCCGGCAGAAAAACTATGCCGCCTACTTCATCACTGGAAAGACGATCATTGCTGGTTCCGATTATCAGCCGTTTGAGCCGCCAGAGAACGAGATTGACTATGAAGGGGAGCGGATTCAACTCCACTGGGAAGCCAACGACGGCAACAAGTACGACTGGGAACTTGTTCCTGCTCTTCCGTTCGACGATGAAGACGACACACGATGCTTTGACAAGCTCCTCATCTTCGAGGAACCGAGAGTACAAGCAGACTACTCCGAAGCCATCGACACGGCAGACGGGTTGAATCTCCCGAACGAGGACCGGGCAAGCATCACCGTTTTTCGTCACCCGGCAAGCGCTAAAGACAGAGATGTGAATGCAGCATCGTTTACCAGCCTGAGAATGAACCCGGCTCAAATTTCCCGTGTGGCGGCGGCGATAGCGGTACTCTTCGGGACGGACGGGGAAGGGAATGTCACCAGTTCCAACCCGCAAGTGATGCAGTTCATCATCGAACAGATCAGAAAGACGGGTGACGAGTGCCAGAACTCTCTCATCATCATGGGCTTCTACGATCACCACGTCATGCACTTCTACGACGAAAAAGGTAGCATCGACCCCAACAAAGGGAATAAGCTAGGGTGGAGGACTTCCAAGTGGTCACGCCCTCTTCTACTTGGCCGGTGGGTGGATGCTGTAAATCTGGGATGGATCAAAGTAAACGACCCGATCACCATTCGCCAGATGAAGACCTTCGTCCGCAAGGAGAAGGCGGGGCAGTCGGAGATGGGTCACGAGTCGGGCCAGCATGACGACAACATCTTTTCTCAGGCAATGTGCTGGATCAGGGGTCACGACATGGACAATACTTCGGCTAGACTGAACTCGTGGTATGACGATCACAAGCCGCAGGCGGGAGATGGGGAAGTGGATACTGGGTGGGCCGAGCAGGGAGTATGTATCGGTGAATATGACGAGGATGATGGACTATGAGTAACGTGCAACTGACAAATCGGGAAGCGCCTGTAGTGTATCTGGAAGTGGGAACGGGCCGTGTGCTCGACTTCGGCAAGGCGGGATACAAGCCTCACTTCGCTCCGGGTACTCTCTACCGTACTGAAAGTCTGTATCATACTTTCGATATAGACCGCTACATGAAGCAGTTCCGGGAGCAGTGGAGAGCCGATCAGGAAGTAAAAATCTACAACCAGATTGCGAGGGAAAAGCCTACTCGTGATCGCATCAAAGAACTCATCCGTTCCCGTGCTCCGCATATTAACGCTTTGAATCGGGATCAGAATGAGGCTATGATACGGGTGATGGATGCCCGATACGATGCGGCGATGAAGGCGAAGTTGCGGCAGGAGATTTGCTTTACTGCCGACCGCTGGGATGCGAACAAGTTGGAGCAGGAGATTGCAGTGTCAGACCCAGGCTTCGCTAAGACGCATAGGATCGAGTCCGAAGCGCAGGCGGCTATCGCGCGACGGTCGAAAGGTTAACCATGTTCGGAATAACGACTGGACCGAAGGGGCTAGAGTGGCAAGCTCCCCCACGAGAGACAAGCGGAGAACATCGCAAAGGCTGGGTGGAAGAGCTTGTTCAGTGCGGCGACAGATTCGTCAAAGGCCAGCAGGGTATCCGTCACATCAACGATGACATTCGCCTCTTGATGGGTCAGGACCAGAAGAACAAAGTCCACTCGAACAATATCTGGGCCGATATTCGCACCTTCGTCGAAACCATCGCAGACCTTTCTCAGATCGCTACTCTCGGAACCAAGGCCGAACAGTTCAAGAAGACCACCGATACCTACAACGGAGTATTCAAGCACGTCTTCTGGGACTCGTCTTTCTTGTGGAGTATGCGCCGTACTCTCCAGTGGGGAATGTTGGGCCGTGGGTACATGGGGCAGAAGTATTCACGTGACAAAGGCGGATGGGGTAAGGGCAAGATTCGCTTCCCCGTCTACGGACCATTCGACGTGCTCCCTGAGCAGTTGCCTTCCGACAACGATCTGCAAGGCTCCTACGCCGTGACGACTATTGAAGCAATGCCGATCTGGGAGGCCCACTCCCGCTTCCAAGACTTCCAGCAGTACCTTGACCCCATCTCTCGCTACGACTGGAAGACCTACGGAACATCTCTGACGGAGAATCGGCTCTCGTTTTACGACCGCTGGAAGTTTGGTCAGACAGGCGCTCCCGGTGACTGGCTTTCCAGATATTGCGAAATCCGAAGAACCTGGGTGCGCGATATGCGAATCAACCGCAGCGGCAGAACTCTTCAGATGGGTACTCCCGGCTCGTCCTGGGGCTACGTGGTGCCTTCTGTGGGGGATTTGTTGGTATCGGTGAACCCATTCAACGGACTGCCGGAATCAAGAAAGGCAACAGAGGAAGACTGCCGCATCTATCCGCAGTTGCGGCTCATCATCACCAGCCCGACTTGCCCGGTCCCGATGTACGACGATACGGCCTTCGACTGGCACGGTGAGATTCCCGTGGTCGAGGTCGATGTGAACGATGTCCCGTGGAGTCCCTTCGGCCATTCCGTGGTGCATGGCGTGGCGAGTCTGGAGAGGGCAAGGCGCGATCTTCTTTCGTTGAACGATCAGACGGTGAAGGTGAATACCGATCCCCCGTTGGGATGGGATTTCCAGTCTGGAGTCAAGCCTGAGCAGTTGACGAAGTTGAAACTACTTGAAGGACAGGGTGTACGCATCGGAACGAAGGGCGACCCCAAGAAAGCCCTGCAATCGGTATTGCCCGAAGGCCAGAGGACGACCGATCAGAACTGGAAAGACCTTGACGTGCTCGAAGCCGAAATCAAGAAGAATCTTGGACTTACAGACATCGCCTCTCTGCGTGAGTTGAAGATGAACATGAGCGGCGACAATTTCGAGAAGTTCCTTGAGAACCTTGGACCCATCGCCAAAGGCATCGCTCTTTCCATCGGAAGGGCCAACGGCAAACACGCCAATATGCTCAAGTACAACATCGCTCAGTACATTCCCGTGAGTGAGTTGATCGACATGGTAGGGCCGTCAGGTGTGGCGATTGAGACATACGACAACGATCCTGAATCACTTGTCCCTGGAAGACTCCCTGGCGAGCCTGAAACCGGCGAGAGTAAATTCAACAAGCGGGAACGGGCGAAGTGGTTTGTCGATAAGATGGGTGTAATTTCTACTCCTGAGCAGTTGTTGAATATCACTCAGCAGCAGGAGCGCATGGTGTACATGTACTTGTTCAGCAAACAAGCCAAACTACCGACTTCTACCTACATGGAGAAGCTCGGCGTAAAGAACGCTGAGGCTGAAAAGGAACTTTGGAAGGCTGAACAAATCGAGGATGCATCTTGGAAGCTCGAAGTGACGGCTCTGTTGGCAAAGAAGCAGCACGAACTAGGACTTGATCCTCCACCCGATAAAGGGCCAGGGCAAGGCCACGGTGGCGGTCGTCCAAACACTCACGAAAAACCGGCCCATATGGAGCAAAAAGGCTCGCAGAGTGGGCAAGTCAGAGCCGTTCAATCAACCTCATAAGGAGAAACAATGGAAGAGCAGGAGTTGGTTAAGTCTAGCGATGGCAGAATTTTGGGCCGAGTAGTAGCGGACGAGGAATTTGCGACGAACAGAAAGGTTATACAGCCTGAAAGTACAGACGTTGTAGATGAATTGATTGTGATGATTCAAGAGGCTTTCACGGAAGCTAGAGCAACCTCCAAGATCATCGTCAACCACAACCAGGGAGGAGTAACGACCATTGAGACCCTTCATGTCAAGAACGGCCTCGAAGGTCTGTTTGATGACGAGGAAGACGACGATGATGAGTCGGATGAAGACAGTTCAGAAGAAGAAACAAATTAAGCCCTTGACAGATTGAGCGAATAGCGGTTCAATCAGAACAACAGAGATCCGTTTTCAACTCCTTTGGAGAACTGGGAGCGACTCGAAACTGGAGCGGTTTTAACCGTTTGGTTTTGGGTCGCTCCTTTTTTCGCGTCTGAACATAGCCCAAAGGAGGGCATCATGGCACATCGCAAGGGTCACAAGGGTGGTTTCAAGGTCAAGGGCACCAAGAAAATGGAACACGAGTTCGGCAAGAAACACAGCCGGAAGCGCAGCCGCAAGCACGGTGGACGCAAGTAGTCAGGAGCCTCATGGCCACGTCAATGCCTCAACCCGGTGGACCGCAGCAGCCTAACCCGCAACAGGGTCAAGGTCAGGGCGGTCCCGCTGGTCAGGCGAATCCCCTTCAAGAGATTCTTGGCAAGATTGCTATGGCTGCGCGGACTCTCGGTATGCAAAACGTGATTATTCAACCAGAGATGCAGCAGTTATCAGCAATCGCAGTCGCAGCGTTGCAGAAGGTTTCTCAGGCAGCGCCGGGACCGCCCCAACAGGCGCAATCGCCAGGAGTTCAATAATGGCCTTCGATCTGAACGTTTTCGCTTCCGAGTTCGGTATTGACCCCGCAACCCTTCAATCCAAACCTGAAGCCTTCGCAAAATGGAATGGCTATCTCTCCGAAGCCGACACAAAGTACACATCGGCAACCCAAGCACAAAAAGAAGCTCAGGCCGCGCTGGACGCCGTGAAGGCAGAGCAGGCCGCTATCGACGACAAGATCAAGTCGTTCTCGCTGACCGAAGCGGAAGTGGACTCTCTTCGCGCCAACTATGCCGCGCTTGAAGCGCAGGCCAAGGCGTTGAAGGCTCAGGGATACAACCTGACGATTCCCGATACGCCGGTCAAGCACGAACCCGCCGCATTCGACCCCAATAAATTCCAGAACGACGTGAATTCGACCCTCGTTCAAGGGTTCAACGTGATGAACCGCTACCAGCGTTTGTTTGGCAAGGCTCTTCCCGACGATCTGGATGCTCTGGCGCGTGAGGCTGGTGCTCGCCGTATGCCGTTCACAGATTACGTGGCGCAGAAGTATGACTTTGCCGGGGAAGAGAAGCGGCAGCAGGAAGCATCGACGAAGAAGCGCGAGGATGAGATTCGCGCCGAAGCTGTGAAGAAGTATCAGGAAGAGCATCCGGTAACGGCTGGCAACCCTGAACTGCTTCGCGGTGGTGAATCAAGGTTCCCAGAGTTGGCGAAACGTCCGGCTCAGAAGTCAGCACACGAGAATTACGGCGGGAGTCCGGCGCAAAGGATCGCGCGTTCCGTCAGGCGGTCACTCGAAGGATTGGCCGCAACATCGTAAGTAGGAAAGGTGAAACATGGCACCCAACGACCCACTCTTCAATCCCCGCGACACTGCAAGTCGCGACTATATCAGGAATGGCATCATTGTAGATTGCTTTTCCACGCACTTTCCGCTTTGGGGCTTGATGCGTGAGCGGGGCGCGGTTGACGTGCTCTTTCAGGGCACGGGTATTCTGAACCCGACCATCTACGATGTGGCTTTTGGATCGTCCACCGTACCCGGTGCGACCCTGACCCCGCAGCGCAAGCAGATGGCGACCGACTCGAAGTTCGACATTCGCTTCTACCAGTCGAACCTTCCGGTGGAAGAGACGGTCAACAAGCTCTACAACGCACCCGGCGACACGCAAATCTTCTCTCAGGAAGAGTTGGACACCTACTGTCTGACGAAGAAACTTGAGATGATGATGGAACTCGACGCATGGCGGCACGGCCAGCCAGCGGCGGGCAATCCGGGTGGCGCGACGGGTGTTGTCGATGATCGCTCGAACTGCATGAATGGACTCGACGAAGCTTTGAACAACGGCATCGACTGCGGTCCTTTCGGCAACGTGTATCAGTATTACGGTTCGATTCTCCGCAACGGCAGCACGGGCGGGATGTACAACTCGACTCCGTACTACTGTGGCACGGCGGCTGGCGCGGCCTCTTCGATCACCTACCCGATCCTTCAGGGCGCTTGCGCTCAGATCGAAGTCATCGGCGGGCGGGTCAGAGACGGGTTTGTTGGCCCCTTCGGGTGGGGCGCAATGGCAGTCATGTTCCGCACGGCCTCTGTGACCATTCAGAGCGAAGTTTCCGAGTCCAGTGACCTTGGATGGCGTTCGGTGAACTTCAACGGCCTGACGGTCCACTCAGACCCCTTGGCTCCTTCTTCTGTGGCGTTCAACTATCTGCCGGGTGGAAACCCTGCGGCCTTCGGAACGACCTCGACGGCGAAGTATTCGGACGGCGTTGGGTCGAACACCAAACTGTCCAGCTTCACTTCGCCGACGTACCAGATCTACGGCTCGAACGTGGCGGCTGGAACCTTGTCTCCGACAGGGTCAAACATTCCTTCGGCGACGACTATCAACCCCGGAGAGGCGCTCTATCTGGTCAACCCGGAAGATTTGGTTCTGTTGCCTCCGAAGCCGGGTTCGGGATGGGAGTTCGACAAGCGCGATATTCCGATTTTCGACAACATCTCGACCAACAACCTGTTTATGAAGGTGGCGACCAACGTCACCGATCCGCAGCCGCCGCACGGCATGATCGTCTACGGCTTCAAGGGAGTAAGGAGCTAACATGGCACTCGTTCGTTACAGCGTTCTCTACAACGGGCCGTATGCGGTCTACCCTTCGCGCACTGGCCTTGTCGATCTCCGCACAAATCTTGCGGAGTTGGGCGGCGGGTTCAATGTTGGCGACTTCATGGACCTGACCGAAGCCGAAGCTCAGTCGTGGAGCCAGCAGTATGCTGCGCAAGGTGCGGCTCTCCACGAAGGACGCTATCGTATCGTCCAGCTTTGCGCACAGGCTACCGCTGCGAACATTTTTCAAGGTTCCGTGGTTGGCATTGCTCCCGGCAGGACGGTACAGGCGGCAACAATTCTCACCGCTGGTTCCGGTCAGACGGCTGGAACATACACGGTGCAAGGTTCTGGTGGAACGGCCACAACTCAGGCGACTCTTCAGTATGTCATCGGGTCTGCCGGCACGGTGATTTCGGCTACCATCATGAATGGCGGAAACTACACCACCCCGACCATTCCGACATTCACTCTGGCGGCGGGCGGAACTCCTGGCACAGTGCAGGCGCAGTTCGTGGCCAGTTCCAACTTCGTCACATCATTTGATGCTACGGCGATCAATGTGAGTGTGGCGCGTGGAACGTTCCTTGCTCCAGTGACAGCGGCTCAGATCACCGCAGGCGCTTTCGTACTGATTCAGGAAGAGGGGATCGGCCAAGTCTGGATTACCACGGCAACCAGTGCGGCTTCTGGCGCAACGGTGTGGGCGCAGTCAGCATCGGGAACTACAACCGTTGCAACTTCGGCGGTTCCAACTGCGGCTTACGCGGGAACTTTGGGTTCGGCTATGGACCTCCCGGTTGTCCAATCTTTGTGCCGCGTACAGTTGTTCCTTCCGATCCGGCAGGGGTAAAGGGGAAAGCATGAACACTGCATACGTTCAAGGACAGACGGCTCAATCCGGCGAATTGAAACTGGCGATTCTCACCGGCGCTGGGCCTGCGTCTTACAATCCAGCGACGGGAGATATTCTCTACAACCCCGGCGCTGGAGACTACATCGAGTCTCCGCAAGAGTGCGTCACTCAGAGTGGAAGCTACGAACTCATGCCAGTTCCCACGTCGGCAGGGTATCTTCGTGCGGGCGCTCCTTCGCCATCGCAATCCGGCTGGCGCTGGTATTGGGTGTGGTCTGGGAAGCAGGGCGTGACTATCGTTCAGAACGTAGCCGGTTCTGGCATGACCCCCGGAAACGTCTCGGCTCTCACTTTCTCTGGTGGCACGGGCGGCGGAGCGGCGGGTTTTATCACTGTCAATACCGCAACCACGGCAACCATCACCATGACGGCTCTCGGCAGCTACACAGTGGCTCCGACGGCCACAGCAAGCAACGCGGCAACGGGCGGCACTGCTCCGACGTACACTATCGCATTGCAGACCGCAAGCGGGTCGGTTGCAAGTGGCACGAACCTTTCAGCGGAAGTGGTTCAGTTCAGCGCAATCGTCTCGCAGCTTTAAGGGAAGATCGGTCAACGGCCTTGGGGGTAGGGTGGACAAACGCCCTGCTCCCATTTTTTATGAGGTGAGCGATGAGTTTCTATACGATCAGCAAACGGCTTTCCGGTGAAGTGCCGGGAACGCCTATGTCTCTCGCTCAAATCCGGGTGCAGGATGCTCTTGGGAAAATCTTCGATTCGAGCGACTGGAGCTTCCAAACTCAGTATGCGGGATGGCTCTGCCCCGGCCAGGTGGCAAACTCAGGAACCTTCACCACAACCCCCTACCAAAACACAGTGATCGCTGATGCGACGGCTACGGCTGCTCTTGCGCTCATCACAGGGAATCCACTCATCACTACGTTGCAGTATCGTGACCCCGCAAGGGCCATCTACAACATCGTCGGATACAATACGACCACCAATGCCCCCTTTGCTACTCTGACGCTTGATAGGCCGTGGATGGAGCCTACCTCTGGACCGGGACAGCCTTACATGATCTATCAGGCGTATTTTGTTGCGCCGGTGCAGGATTTTAGGCACTTCATCGAAGTCAGAGACACAACCAGAATGGCGCGGCTGAATTACTGGTCCTACTCGCAGGCTGATCTTGCAAGGCGTGACCCGCAGAGGACTTGCTTCGCCGATCCGGGGTATGTGGTTTCGGTTGGCGTAGATCAGAGGCCGGGAAGCGCAACGCTCGGCTGGCAGATGTTCGAGTTGTGGCCGCAGCAGTTGAGCTACGTTCCCTACTCGTTCAGTTACAAGCGCCGTGGGCCGATGCTGACGTTGCCAACCGACACGGTTCCTTATCCGCTGACGGAAGAACTGGTAGAGTGGAAGGCGAAAGAGATTCTGTTTCAGTACAAGGCGGCACAGGCGGAAGAGAAGTCCAAAGGTGCCGGTGCCGGTTGGATGGTGCTGGCTGGTGCAGCAAAGAAGGAGTACGACGAGCGGTTCGCTTTCATATTGCCAGTCGATATTAACCTTCGCAACGACAATCTGGACAGGATTGGAATGTGCGATGATCGCTGGGCAAGAGGAATGCCGTACTCAAACGAATTAGGCGGTGTCAACGTCGGGTCGTATCCCGAATACTAAAGAGGCTTTCATGTACATGGTCAAGGTAACGATTGCGGCGACGGGAGTAGCGCAGCCCGTCATTGCCAGTTCTGTACAGCCAGCATCCAGTCATGCCTGTCAGGGTTGGCTCCCTCAGAACAACGGTACACATACGATGTACTTTGGGGACTCGGCAATCACAACCACAAATAGCCTTCAGGTAGGTGCTGGAGGGTCTTTGGGTTCGTTCCCTGCCATTGCGTATGCTATGGACCTCAATGAACTGTACGTCATTGGAACATCCGGTGACGTTTTGAATATCATGGTTTTCCCATAAGGAGCGGACATGAAGCGCATTGCGTGGTTAACTGTGTTTCTTTCGGTGGCGGCGTGGGGTCAGATAAGCGGAGTTGTCAACGTCACAGGTGGAGTGGTGATCGTTAGCAGTGTCCCGTCTGGAGCTTGCGCACAGGGCGTGGCGAATCAGCAGGTGGTGACAACCGGGGTGCAATGGACCTGCGGTAACATAACGGCTGGAACAGGTACGTGGATGCCTCTGGCGTCTCAACCCACATCGCTGACAATCACAGGAACTCCCCCGTCTACGAACACCACGTCTGGACTCATCAACCTTGGCACGCAGAACTACTCTGATACCGGAATGATTGAGTCGTTTCAGTACAGCGTGAATGGCTACATCTACAACCTGATCGAGAATACCAACACGGGGGCGGCGGCAAGCGCCTGTTACGTCGTGGGCAACTCTGCCACGACCCAAGCTACGGGCTATGGCGAGTTGTGTTTGAATAGTACTGGGTACACGGGTTCTGGAGAGTACAACTCGCCTTCGGCTACCCTTCTCGATTCGGTTGGTGGCGACCTTGGACTAGGCACGGCGACGACAAACGATATTCACTTCTTCGTGAATGCTGGTTCTTCTGATTCGGCCAGAGTGAATGGAACCAGCGGCACGTGGATGTTTAACAACCCGGCGTATCTATCAAACGGCGCTCAGTTGCTTGGGACGACTCCAACCTCGATCACCGGAACTTCGTTTACCACGACCGGAATTGTGTTCCCCGTTACCGGCGTGACCTATGCGGCCACGTATCGCGGGAGATGCCACGTGGTTTGGCAGCAGTCTACGGCGGTTGCGACAGTTCAGTTCGGCATTGGAACGTCGGTGGCTCCAACTCACCTGACTTTGAGTTCCGTATCGTTTCCGGGCACGACCGCAGTTCCATACAGCAGTGCTCCTTCTGATGTGACGACCGCGACGACCACGGCAGCAACTGCCGCGATTACACCGGGAGCGACAGGCACTAACTACATCACAGACATCGACGTAAACGCGAGCTTCACGGCGGCGGCAAACACTGTCACTCTGTACGGCCTGACGGGTAATGCTTCCGACGCTCTGCTGATCGAGCCGGGAACGACTTGCACGTGGTTGCCGTAAGGAGATGAATGGCTGGACCGTACACATGGCTCCCACTCTCGGCCGCTATCAGTGCTTTTTCGGCGCGTCTAGGGAATTCTGCGTTATGGAGCACGAATGCGGGGGAACTGCAAGCGTACCTGACGCAAGCACTTAGGGAGTGGAGTTCGTTAACCGAACAGTGGACCACGGATTTCACATTCAACGCCACTGCTAGTCAGACGTGGTACAACACGAGTTCCCTGGCTGGCTCCCCGCGTCTCCGCACCGTCACTGACGCATCGCTCTATTCGATGATGCAGTACATGCTTCTGGAGAACCCTACCGGGGCCGGAACGTGGACAGGAACGAGTCAGTTCACTCTCGCCGATCTTCAAAATGCACTTCAACGTCGGACTCAGGAAGTGATTCAGGCTGCGGGGTGTAATATCGCACAACTCGCTCCGCTGAATGCGACCCCCGGCACGGTCACAACGCTTCTAGGGGATACCGTTCTTGAGCCTCGGCGCATCCGGTTTGTCCCTGCTTCTGGTTTTGGAAGTCCGATCACTCTCACGCGGGAAGACGCTCAGGCATTTGAGTATTTCATCCCCGGCTATCTTGGTTCCGGTCCATCTACTACCGGGCCTATATCGTGGTCTGTTGTCACCGAACCCCCGCTTCAATTCGTCGTCGATCAATCGCCGAACGTTCCGGGTACGTATGACGTGATCTCGTTGAACTCTGGACCTACGTTCGCGCCCCCTGCAAGTACCCTTCTAGGCGTTCCCGACGATTGGAGTCCCCTTCCTATGTGGGGAGCATTGGCAGACGTTCTAGCGGGCGAATCCGAGAAGACAGACAGGCAAAGAGCGGCATACTGCTTGAAGAGGTTTACGAATGGACTCGACATTTTGCGTCAATCGAATTGGATAGTCATGGCGAGTATCAACGGGGTTCCTTGTGACACGCCTTCGCTACACGAGCATGATCTCTACTCTGTGGAGTGGCAGAATAATCCCTCTGTTTGGCCAGCAGTGGTTCAAGCCGGGATGGATATGGTTGGAGTCTGCCCAGTCGCCGCTTGCTCGGTCGGAATGACTTTGGTGGGCAACGCTCCGATTCTCGACTCGACAAACACATATTTGCAGGTTGCTCGCGATCAGTGGGATGTCGTGCTCGGCTATGCACAACGGCTGGCATCGTTCAAGCTGGGCAACGATGGATTTGCAAGTACGCAATCTCTCGAAGACGACTTTTATCGTGCGGCTCAGGCGACGAATAAGAGACTCATGGATATGGGAATCTTCACTCAACAGATTCACTCGGAAGGAAGAAGGGAAGACGAAGCAGTACCGAGAGGTGGCGAAAATGCCAATGATTAAAGGGTCAGGTAAGGCCGCGACGGAGAAAAACTTCGAGGAGTTCAGAAAAGGGGCAACCTACTCAAAGACTCGCAAAAAGTTTAGAGAGAAAGTAGCCCGCAAGCAGATGGTGGCTGCGGTTCTTTCTAATCGAAGGAAATCGAAGAAGACGGCGCGGAAGAGAATTAAGACGTAAGAGGAATCAAATGGAAAAGGGCATCCGGCTCGACATACAAGGCGGCATTAACACTTCGGCGTCTCCCGATCAAATTGAGGGAAACGGCGGCGGGTGGCCGTTTCTTCAAAATGTCCGGCGTAACCGCAAGTCGATGACCGTTGCTCGCTTTCCTCTTGGATTAAACCTACTTATCTCGGCTCTCAGCAATGCAATCACATCCATCGCTCGCTTGAATGACCCGTACAACTTGACGACAGGGTATGCCTACATCTCCGGGTCAAACGGCGCGCTCTATGTGGGGGTTACTCAGGTTGCTACGGGACTCAGCACGAACCCGCTTTCTTTTCTTCCCTACCGACCGCCAAACAGTCCTCAGTCGTGGGAATACATTGCCGATTCATCTCTCGCTGTTACCATCTCCAATCCTTCCTATGCGGCATATGGTCTTGTTTGCGGGATGCTGAAAGTTCGCTCTGATGGCACCTGTTACAAGATGGGAATCAAGGAACCGCAGTCCGCTCCTTCGATCAGCGTTGCCACGGCGGCGAGTCCGTACTGGGTAACTTACCGCTACGTCTTTCGCTCTAAGATCACAGGAGCGCTTTCCAATCCGTCCCCCGAATCCGTTCCACAGCAAGTCGCTCTCGTCACTATTTCTGGAAGTTATTCTGTTGATGCTGGTTATGCTACTTATTTGACATTCAATACGAGTCAATATCAGTACAACAGCTTGGCACCGCCTCAAATCAGGACGGATGGCGGTGTCAGCCCCGGAACTTTGACAGACTACGTGATCGCCAGAAATCTCCCCGGAATAGTTGGTTCCGTTCCTCTTGGCGTCAACATCACAGGCGTTAGTGTAGCTATCAGTTGGAAGGGGCAGCAGAACGGAACGGGTGTTCTTTCAAACGTGGCTCTGTTTTATCAAGGCGCGGTTATAGGGGAAATCAAATCTCCAGGAATTATAAACACTCAGTCGCTTGCTACGACCGTTCAGGGTGGGGCCTCTGACACATGGGGAGCCATCCTCACTCCGGACATAGTAAACGATTCTACGTTTGGGTTTGGAACGCAGATACTCACACAGGAATCAGGAGGCACAGATAGATCGTTCTACTATGGATTCACGATTACTGTCTACTATGCGAATCTTTCAGCAACGGGCACTTGCACCATTTCTCTCGATCCCCAAGTAGACACAATCGACGTGTATCGTCAAACGCCAGGTCTTGATAATTTCACCTATGTGCTTTCGGTTGCCAACAGTGGAACGGGAGCGTTCACAGACAGTCTAAGCGACTTACAGATTGCCAACAATCCAATCCTGAGTTACGACAACTATGAGCCATTTCCGTCGATTGACTTGCCTCGTTCTGGAACTCTGAATAGCGATGGTGCCGGAAACCTGACGTGGGTGTCAGGAGATGTATTCAATGTCAGATGGTTGCCGGGGACCGACATTCTGATCTCAAACTCTAGTGGCGCTCAAATCGCCTACTTGCTTTATAACCGTCCTACTTCGTCTTCGGCGATGAAGGCGTACAACACCACTACGACAGACACAGGTTTCATCACTTTCGCTTACCCTCCTGCGGGTACTGGACTTGCGTGGCAGATCGTGGCTCCAGACCTTGCCGCTCAACCTTCTCCTGTCATTTGGGGTCCGACACCTGACAGTGGCGGTGGTTCGTTTATGATGGGCCTGGACCCGCTAAATCCCGGAGACCTACTGACTTCGACAGGAAACAACTTTGACTCGGCTTCTGATTCGCAGAGGCTTTATGTATGCAGCCCGTCTGAAGGTCTAGTTAACGGCATCGTGACTTCGGAATTGCATGTGGTGTTTTCTCCAGAACGCTTCTGGCTACTCTATCCGAACTTCTCCGATGCGGTCGCCACGGTAACAGGTACCACTGGTCCTCTTTGGACTCCCGTCCAGGCTGCGGCTACTCGCGGTTTGTTTATGCGCTACGCTTTGGGTGGTCTTGGGGCGCTTATCGCATGGAGGGCCAAGGATGGAGTTTTCATCTCTCAAGGAGGAGGACCGGAGCAAGATATTTCGGCAAACATCTACAACCTGTTCCCTCATGGTGAGCCTGAGGGGCCATCTCCAGTCGTAATCGGCGACCAAACGATATATCCTCCGAACGATGCTATTGCGAAGGCGCAGACGATCACGTGCGTTCCTGGGTACATCTTCTACAACTATCAGGACGTGAACGGAACTCCTCGCACTCTTGTTTTCGACATGGAAGCGAAGGGTTGGGTAGTCGATTCCTACACTCCCACCGTCAACTGCCACGCTCTCGCGACAGGAGTCAATCAGATTCTTTGTGGGTGCTCGGATGGAACTGTTCGGGCATTTGACGCGACAGGAACAGAAGCGCAGACTGCGGTCATCATCACGCGCTCTGAGGGTAAGGGGAGCGCTCGTATCGTGAAGAGAATCGGCGGCGTGTTCCTTCGAGCGATTGCTGCGAGCGCGATCACGTTGAACTTTTGGGCAAACCGTATTCAGACGGCGATCACCGGATTTCTTCCAGCCACAGCGGGGACAGGGACAAGCGAGAGTGATTATCTCGTAGACTTCACCCAGTCCACAAATGCAGATGTGAAGGATTTGGCGTGTGAGTTCTCGTGGCCGATCACGAGCGGTAACGTCTTGAGTGAGTGGCAACCGGACTGGACTTTTATGCCGGCGGCGGTGATTGGATGGAAGACTGGACTGTTGAGCTATGGACCTACCTGGGGCCACATCGAATGGATCAATCTTGCTTACCAATCCACGGCAACCGTGACGCTGGTAATGACCACTGACAGCGGGGGATCTGTAACGCTGACATTCCCAAACACGAGTGGGGTTCAGGTGAAGCAGTTTATGACCTTCCCGCCGAATAAATTCAAGATTGTCGGATGGACCGCAAATTCCACTGCTCCATTTACCATTTACGCGGCAGACACAGCAATCATGTTCAGCGGATGGGGTGGAAAATCAGGACAGATCAAGCCGTTTGAAGGATGGGGAACGGGGACGAGTACAACATGAGCCAACCGCCGATCATCTACGCTGGACCTACCATCTCACCGGAAGTGCCTTTCGAGGTGCGCCGCCACCTTCAACTTCTCTATCAGAAGCTCGGAAATCATACTCAAGCATTCTCTCTTTTAGCGCAAAAGGCGGGTAGCGCATCAACTACGATTCAGAACATCGTTGAGGGATCATCTGGGGGCGGTGGGGCGGTCACACCGTCGTCTTTGGGGTTCCCTCTCAACAATCAGATCGGAGTGACTTCCTACTCTATCGTGAACGGGGACAACGAAGCCCTGATCGTAGTCTCAGACGCTTCGCCAATTGCGATCTCCCTTGTAGCTCAGACCCCGCCATTCTCGTTTTTTATCGCCAATCAAGGTGCTCTTGGATCAGGTACGGCAACGCTCACTCCGTTTTCATTGGGAACGATAAGCTATGCCGGAAATCCCGGCGCGGCGTCGATGCCTCTTCTTCCCACGTACTGCGCTCTGATTGTCTACGACGGAACGAACTGGTGGGCGTGGACGGAGCCGATTGTTCCGGTATCGTTCGGAGCGGTCACGAGTGAATGGTTGAAATCCTACAATGCGTCTACAGGTGCGTTTTCCGCCTCGCAACCGGCCTTCAGTGACGTTTCTGGGACGGTGGCGGCATCTCAGTTGCCTAATCCAACTACGAGCGCCTTAGGCGGGGTTGAGGCTGTCAGTGCAATATCGCACCAATGGGTCAACTCGATCAACACGAGTGGTGTTCCACAGTTGAGCCAACCCGCGTTTGCTGATATTTCCGGCACACCTTCGACGACACAGGTTCCGGTGCAGTCTTTGACGACGACAGGGACCGGCGCGGCAACTCTTGCATCAGGTGTTTTAAATGTTCCTACACCGACACTCCCGTTGACAGGTGCCACGGCCAGCATGGGTGGATCGGTAATGACGGTGGGGCAGACGATCACGGCGACAGCTACGGTGACAGGAGCGACTACGACGATGGTAGCGGTGTGCAGCCCACAGAGCTATCCGGGGGCGGGTTTTACCTGGGACGCATACGTTTCATCGGCGAATACAGTCACGGCTCGGTTGACTTGCGTGTTGGCTGGAACCCCAACTGCTTCGATTTATAGTGTCCGAGTGTTGGAATAGGGGTATTCTGTAGTGGAGGTGAGAGATGTTTGGCATAGATGTGGGTCCGAGTTCAGGTGAGACCGGCGCAACAAGTGCGCTCACCGGGGAGTCCGGTTTTGCTGGTTCGGTGGGGCAGGGCCTTCTTTCCAACTCTTCTGGGTTTATGAATGCCTTATTGAGCGGCGATCAGGGAAAGATTGCCGAATTGCTTGCTCCGCAGATTGGCAACATATCGAAGCAGGCAAATCAGAAGACGCAGACCAATGCTGAGTTTGGTTCACGCTCCGGTGGAACAAACGCCTCAAATCAGAACACGATGGACACGGCCCGGTCGAGCGTCAACGACATGATTTCATCTCTCACGGGAAGCGCAATAAGCGGGGCGGCATCGACAGGTACCAATTTGTTGGATTTAAGCATGGCCGGGTACAACGATGTATTCAACCAGAACGCGACGGAGCAGCAACAGAGAGCTTCAAAGGTAAATGACATTTGGGGAAGTTCGGCGGCTGTGGCTTCTAGCTTGATGAAGTAGAGGTGATGTAATGGCAGGAATGATTATCGCGCACAAGATTGGCAAAGCTATAGAAGGGGTTGGTACTGCGGCCAATCAGAGTCAGGCAAACCTGAATGAGTTTGCCAAGTCGAGTCACGTGGAACATTCATCTCCTGGGGAGTCTGCCCCAGCTCAATCTTTATCGCATGACGATCAGGTAGATCATGCTTTGATGACTAACCCGGAAACGGGCCAGCCGGAAAAAGGGTTTGGTAATGCTGTAGCGTCGATACTTTCTAAAATGAAAGGTACGCCGCAGGTTGGATCGGCCCCCGGAGGTGGCAGCGCTGGAATGAGTAGTGGAATGGGGATGGACTAATGGGCGGATTGATGACGTTTCTTCAGAACCTTACGGCGGGGGTGGGGACTGCATCGAACACTCCTCAAGGAACCGTCGCCGCCAATAACATCTACGCTCCTCAGCAAAAGAGGGGAGATGAGCAATCTCAAAAACTGTCTATGTTGCAGGATGCCGCCAAGAAACAGCAATTACGTGTCGCCGCTTTCACTGACCCAAACACCGGAAAGCCATACGAAAAATACAAAGATCAATACCAAGACGCTTTGAACGGTTTTGGTAGCGCGGCGGAACAGATATGGGAGACGCAACATCCAAGACCTGCAAATATGCCACTAGTAATCAGGATGGGAATTCGTGCGCTCAACAAAATGCATCTGATGGGAGACATAAAAAGCCGTATTGACAAGTGGGGGGATCGCCGTCTTGAAAAGTGGAGGAATCAAGAGAAGCAATTTGCCGGGAACTTGGCGGCGGCAGATGCGCCCACTCCTGACCTTGGATCATTGACCCCAGAGGAGCAGCACAAGTCTAATCTCAAAGGTGAA